TCATCACCACCAATGGCAGTGTATAGTTCTCCGAAGTTTTCATTTATCTTCTGTGCGGCAGTTCGTAGGGTATCACCTGTACCATCATTTGCTACTGTGCCTCTATTTAATGTCTGTCGTGCCATTTCATATTCCTGTTGTTCTTACTATTTATAAGAGTTTATAAGTTATAATGTGAAACTTTTCACATATTGATCAGAGTCTCCACTAAACCACTGATGTTTTTCTTGATCGATTGTCTCGAATGCGAAGGCATTACTCAAGTCCATACCATTAGTCTGGAATTGATCCGAATCATCGAATGTTGGAGACCCTGCGATCTGTGCCTCCCTCAAGGATGAGTACTGATTCTCAATAGTTTGTATCTGCTCTAATGAGAAAGTATCCAGTGAAATAAGTTCTGGTCTAATTCTACTTAGAACCCCTGCTGAATCTATATATTCGTCATCTACAAGTGCTGTCATATCAGTACTACCAAAGTCTCCGAACAATGCAGTCGCATGAACCGCAATAGGTGGTGGTGGTTCAAGCACGACTAATGGAGCACTCAGGGCATCTTCCACTGCTGATACTATCTGAACTTCTGAACCAACAAACATTCCTGCGGGATGAGCAAACAACTTATACGGTTCTTTCCATTCATTGAACGAAATATCCGTCTTGATTAATATCGCAAATGTCTGATATAATTTATTATCGGTAAGGTATTTTTGGTTCTCAACACCAATAGTAGATTTCTCTTCCCCAACCTTAAATATATTTTCTTTGGTATAGATTACTTCGGGGTCAACTCCAAAGAAGATTCTGAAGAACTGTTGAATTGAATACTTAGTTCCTTTCGCACGATACAACTGGTTGGAATATTTTGCTGATGCTCGTTTATCTTTAAATCCCTCAAAATACTGTTGTCCTAACAGCAGTTCGTCTTCAATATATGATAATAATTCTAAGTCTGTTTGCGTGATGTCTCGATTTAAAAATAAGTCGTGAATCATCTTGGCAGGAGAATCACCATTATGCTGAAAATCATAATAATGAGTCAATAGACTAACAAGTTTAGGATAATCTTCTTGGAAGAATCCGGGAAGAATACTCTCTACTGTATGAGTAGTGAAGTTGCCGAGTTCCCTCCGACCAATATCAGTTAATGTGGCATCCTTCTTTGACATTAGTTACCCACCGAAGTGTCTAGTTCAACTATGTTAGTGGTTGTTTGTGTATTGTCTATTTCTAAAATGTCTGCTCTCAGAGGAGTTAACGCACTCTCGTTCGAAGGTTTTGCTATCACCTTAATAAATTGATTAGTACCAATATAGTTATCAATCTGTATACCTACGATACTAACAGTGTCTCCTTCATAGGAACCTACATTATCAACGACTACTATCTTATCTTCGGTATTGAACACTTCTAGTTTATTTGAACCTAACTTATTTCTCAACACACAAATTTTATTTTTGAATGAGAAGGAAGAAGAAGATATGATGTAGTTTACATCATCAGGTGCCGCAAGTAAAACTGCGTATCGTAATGTCTGATCTTCTATCTTGGTCAGAGTCGGAGTAAATCGTCTCTGGACAAATGTCTCTGAACGAGAAGATAGAATAGCAGGAGATATGTCATCAACGAGTGTCAACATATTAGATCGTCTATATGACTGTCCGAATTTACCAGTATTCTCTTCAAAATATTTCCTAATCTCGGAATTCACAGTATCTTTAATAGTATTATTGGATAGTGTGGTTAGACTCGGATTGAACTGGAAGAATGTATTAGTTCCAACAAAGGTCGTGACAGGATCATCGAACTTGAGTGCGAAAGACGCAACTGACAATTGTTTTGCAAGGTCTTGAATAGAGTCTTTAGTTATCTGTTTAGTTGTGGCATCTACATCGTCATTGAATAGTATCGACAAGAACACTGTGCCATATTCTGTTAGAAGTGCCTCCTCACCACCAAAGGACTGGATGTCTTTGATCAAGGTAGAAAAGTTTTTCAATACCAATGATGCGTAGTCTGCCGCAGTAACCATTCGGTTCTGAGTCGCATACTGGAATGGTGCGTTCTGTCGAATAGATTCTGTAGTTTCTTTATCTGAACCACCCACTGCTTTTGCGACTGTTGATACAGTTACATCATAAGTCTGACCACCAACACTCACTCCTGATTGTGGTTCGAAAACCTTTGCGGTATTTGCGTTCTTACCAGTAACAGAAAGATAGGTCAACGAGACCTTAGAACCAGTCTTAGGTGCTTCTCCTAAAGTGTTACCATTACCGAATGATAATTCGAATAAACCGTTGGGAGATTCCTTTAGAATGTATACTGTAGAATTAGCACTAATGGTGTTAGCATTAATAATGTTTGTGTATGGGGTAAATGAGGAACTAGATGGTTGTTCATACACACGAACAATCGCAGTAGAAGTGTCCATCGTAGCATCTGGAACTATGTAGATTTCATTGTCTTCCGCACTAGATACGATGAAGGTTTTAACCCTCTCGGTACCCTCAAACACTTTAATGTTCTCAGAACCAGATGCGTCCTTGAATGTGTACAAACCATTACCGACCTCATCCGCACTAATATCTACTATAGTCTGGAATACAAAGTCAACATCATCAACTGATGCGTTAAATTTAAAACCTGCCGGAATCTGTATCGTAGAAGTACGATCAACAACACTAGATAGATTCATTGAGATTTTAACAATTGCTTGTGCCGAATTCATTGAATCTGGAACATAACCAATACCCTCTGCGAGAGATACCAGAGAACTACGCAACTGTGCGGTTCCAAGGAACGATTCGTTCAAGGCAAAGTTGGCAGTAAGTCCATTGTAATGCGTATTATACGCAAGGACATCCAGAATGTTTGACAGACCAGATGCTTCAAAGTTGTAATCCGCAAACTCATCTTTCTGTGAGAGGAATACCTTTAAGTTATTCTTGATAGAATTAAAATCTAATGCGGTTGATTTTATTGTCGTTGCCATGTTATCTTAACCTTGCTAGTGTAGTAGTGAATTCAACTTGCTCTTCGGTGTTCACTACTTTGAATTTTATCGTTAAATCTAAAAGATTGTTGTCTGGTTGAAGAGACACATCAACTTTGATAATCTCTGCTCTAGGTTCATAGACCTCAATGTTTTCTATGATATCCCTTCGCACCATAGATGATCCATTTCTATCTGCTAGTTCAAATAGTTGTGCTATAAGATTTCCACCAAAATTTGGATTAAATGGTTTCTCATACGCATTAGTCAGAATGAGTGTCTTTATCGACTGCTTCACCGCACTTGAACCAAACTTCTTATAGATTTCTCCACTAGAAGGTTTTGCGGTGAATGTTAAATCGATATCCGAATACTGCCTAACACGAGTCGATGTAATCGAAACCGTATTAAGGTTAGTATCTTCTTGTGCGAATGCTCTTCGTATTGCCATAGTTCTATTTATATGACTTTTTAGTCACTTTCCTTTATTTCTACTAATTCGTTTTTACTTTGGAGATGATTATTGAAATAAGTTTCTACATCTCCCTTGAAGTTAATGTCAAAGGTTTCGGGTGTAGTCGGGAACTCAATACCAATCTGTGCACAGAGACTATCGTCTGGATTATAGTTGTCATAGTCCAGATACAGTGCCTTGAACTTGATATAATCTTTCAGATATTCTGCCACATCAAATGTCTTCTCTAGACTGATCTTACCTTCCTGATCTACCACTTGATAGTAAACAAGTCTACCATCTGCTTTCTTCTGCATGGTCTCATTACCCTCATCACTCTCTCGGAGTTTGTAGAGACCCTCAGACACAACCATACGAACATCATTAAAGTTGACCGTGTTACCGTTGATGACTCTCATTGCCTCTGCCTGTAGATACAAGTGTCGAGCAATCTGTTGTCGTTCAGTATTAGTGGTCACATGATTGAACGGAGTCTTGTCACCATACGCACCAAGAAACTTGGCAATCGTCACACCGGGGCCGAGTTTGGTTGCAGATGTAATCTGTCCCTGATTGTTGGGATTATATACTGGATCAACTAATATTATCATGGTGTAAACCTCTTTCCTCTATTCTCAACTGCATTACCAATAGGTTCAAATCCGAATCTAGATGATGGGGATTTCTTCACTGTTCTACCGACCTTCGGTGGTGCCTTTACTTTGTATTTTGTATTAAGTCTTTCTTCGGAAACAAGTATTCCTCCGATTGCATTTCTGGATGCTTCGTTTCTAAACGCAGAACGAATCTCTTGGGTTGATGGAACATGATTGAACACATCCTCATAGTCATCCGTAAGTAATGTCTTGGTCAACAACACATCCCCTCCATCAATCACAACAGTCCTAATCGCAAAGTCACCATTAGCAACTTGACCAACTACCCAGTCGGGGGTGATGTGTGCTTGAGGTGGTTCTGCGTGACCACTTGGTAGTGCCATCTCTTCTAATGCAAGCATAGGTATATGAATACCTGCTGTGAGAATCTTAGGTGGTGAGAATGATGACGCACCAGTTGCGGCAGTACCCGCAGTGACCGCAGTCAATGCGTGTTTAGAGTTTTCAGCATAGTATGATCTGAGTGAGAGGTCTGCCTTGTCTGCGTGGTTCGACTTGATTGCTTCAAGTGCCTTACCATAGAACGAACCATAGAACACCGCACCAGAATTAAATGGAACCGCACCCTCACCACCTTGGAATACATTACCTGTGAAGTCAACCAACTTACCACCAATCGCACCCCTCTGCCCTAAGACAGAGACATACTTGGCACCAGTCATATTGGCAACATCGGCAGATACCGCAAAGGATTCTTCACCCGACACAAAGACGGATGCTCCACCCGCAATTTCTATGTTACCCTCAACCGCAGTCTTCTGATCCAACTTAATATCAATGTTATGTTCACCCAGACACACATCAGTAAGTGTGCTCATTGTTCGGTTGATCTTACTCTTCTTGACAGTCTCTTCACGATTGCCTGTGGTGATCGTTCGGTGATTCTCTAGAATGTTCTCTCGTAGACTACCTGCCACATTGACATTGTAGTTACCACCCACATCAACATTATAGTCACCAGTCACCTTCATGTTCAAGTTACCCTGATACACGAGATTACCATTACCCTCAATGATAACAGTCTGGTCACCACCAGTC